AGAAGAAGCAGTAACTTCTTGAGGTTCTAGTGATGCTCTAATGGATTGTGCAGCAGCAACAAAGTTTTTATACTTACCAAAGACTGGATAGATTGCAACACCACTTTGTGATGACAGATACTTACCTACCTCAAGGATCTCGGTAAGTGGTGCTCCATCATCTTCAATGTCTTCATTATCATCGTAGTCACATAGTGATTCAAATTCGGAAACAAATTGACTAATGACGTTTGGATCCATGATGTAGATGAATCTTTTCTTTTCGTTTATGTCTTCTTCATACTCATAGTTTGTAATTTCATATGCTGGTGTTGTGATTGCTTCACCAGTCACGTAATTGATTGCAGTATAATTAGGCATTACTGTCAAACCACCACGTTGGATGATCTCATCTCCATTTTTTACTTCTCTGGTCTCCCAGTGATGGGTAGCAACCTCATTTCCTTCACCATATATCTCAGTGACATAATTTGATAGTTCTACAGGTTCCTTAGGCCACATTGTATAGGCATCAAAGATATCATTGATGATTAGAAGTATCCAGTCTAGTTCTGGATCACCATACACTTCATAAGAAACCATGTCTGGTCTCATACCTGGTTGAATATAGTATGGTTTGAATAGAGTTGCATACTGCTCAAAGTCATCACGTATTCTTGCACTACGGAAGAAGTTCTTCCCTAGTACATATTCCATAGAAGATTCTTCCAAGTAGTTCTTGGATACTTCTACACCATAGTAAACGTCTGGTATGTAGTCGAAGAAGTTTGCCATATCAGAATCCTTGAAGTGCCATTTCTTTTGTGATGTATTGAACTTCTTTGAAGTTCAGACTGATTGCGACTGCAGGTACGTGCAATTTATTTACTTCACCATCAGCATTTTTGAATGCTACATACTGACCATCAGGTGTATAACTAACTGCCACACTTTCTAAAACGCATGGTGCAAATTTATAGTGAGGTATCTCAGATAGTTCCGAACCATTTGATAGCAATCTTCTGAATGAAAGTTCAAATTTATCAGGGACATGTAGATAACGTCCAGCGATATCAGTTTCACCGAGCATTGCAGAACCACCACCAGATGTCTCATCTTGTGGATTGAATGATGCTAATGATCCTGCCTTTAGGTATGAAATAATCTGACCGATGATGGCAGACTCTGCCTCACTTCGTGCTACCATTTTGAATGAGAATGTATGCGATCTAAATGACATACCTTGAAATATATTCTCTTCATATGGGTTGAAGATTTTACCTTGAGAGACTGCAAGTAAGTCGTTAGCTCCGCCACTAAATTGTGATCCAAGTGCATTACCAACGGCCTGGGTTCCTTTTGAGATGGTATCCAGGACAGTCTGAGGTAGTTGATCTCCTGCCAACTTCTGCAAAGATGCTGTAGCACTCTCGGTAGTCAAATTAGAACCTTCTGCTAACATTCCAGCAGCAGCCATACCTACAGCACCAAACTTGACCTCACTATATTTACTTACATAATTTGTTTTGATGTCAGGAGGACATGCTAAGAAGCAAATAGTACCATTTTGTTTCCTTCCTCCTTGATAACCACCTGCCCTGTTATAAAAGAAACCTTTGTTCTTAGCATTGGTTGCTTTCTTATCACGAAATCTACGAATCCTCAAGTAATCGACTGCACCAGTAGGCGAGTCCTCATTATAATCATCAAAGTCACCAGGCACAGGCACGCCAACAGGATATATTAGATTAGCCATGTGAGAACCTAAATACTTTCAGTCTATGTACTATTTAGTGATGAGATACCAGGGAAAGTACCGACCGTCTTTTCCGATGAAGTATAAAGGTGATACAACAAACATTGTTTATAGATCATCTTGGGAATATAAGTTTATGAAATGGTGTGATATTACACCGTCAGTCCTAGAATGGGGCAGTGAAGAGTTTTTTATTCCATACACATCACCTGCTGATGGAAGGAAGCACAGATATTTTCCAGATTTTTATGTGAAAATAAAAGGACGTGGTAAGTATGTGGTTGAGGTAAAACCGTTTTATCAAACGCAAGAACCTAAGACACAAAAAAGACATACCAAAAGATATATCAATGAAGTTGTAACTTACGCTGTCAATCAAGCAAAGTGGAAAGCAGCACGAGAATTTTGTAATGATAATTCCATGGAGTTTATGTTGATAACTGAGAAGGAGCTCAAAGTCTAATGCCACAGATAAATCGATTTAGATCATCAGCTGAAGCAGCAGAGTCTACACTTGGTGGATCTCTACAGAACTTTATGTCCCATGTCATGGGACCTGAGAAGTATGGAGTATCTACTTCACAACTCTGGCATTTTCAAATGACCTATCCTAGAGCACTATCGGGTGGTCTTGGTCAAGGTGGATTGCATGGGGGTTTGTTCAAGGATAAGTATATTGATCACATGAGAATCTTTTCTCTGTATGCAAACGAGGTCAATACACCAACAAAACAAGTTACGACTGGTTCATACCGAGCAGTCGGATCTGAGATTAGTTATGCAACTGGTAGTACATTCTCTGAGATCAGTGTACAGTTTTTGATTCCTAGATCATACGTCAACCTATTGGTGTTTGAAAGATGGATGTCCATCATGGCAAACGATGCCAACCAGTATGTTGATTACTATAATGAGTATGTTGCTCCATTATTCTTCATCTATAAGTTTGAACGTGGAAGTCAAAGAGATATAATTCCTGCAGACAGGAAAGTATATGAGCGTGCAGGTGGTGATGAAAGGTCATGGCCTAAGTACAACAAAGTTGTAGGTATGTGGCACATGTATAATGTGTTCCCTAAATCTGTTGGCACCTTACAGTTCACTAATAACCCTGGTGAACTAGTAACATTGGATGTTACCTTTGCATATGAACGCTATAGATTCTATGCTGATCCTAAATTTGGTGGGAAGACCAAAAAGAATAAGAAAATAAAGGACCGAACACGTAGTCAGCGTAAGTCAAACAATAAAAACAAAGGACCTAGATCTAATAAGTCTAAGAGAAATAGGAGGGAGAGAAGGAAACGAAACCGAGATCGAAATTGACTTTTTTATTCCAAAAAAGGGCGGAAAAAAACTCCGCCAAAATTTTGACCCCTATAGATTTTTACTAAATACAATTACTGAATTGATTACACTATGGCATTACCAAAGATTGCTACTCCACAGTATACTTTGAAACTTCCTTCGACTGGTAAAAACATAAAGTTTAGACCATTTCTTGTGAAAGAAGAGAAACTCTTACTGATGGCGATGGAAACATCAGATGAAAATAGTACGATTGAAACTATCAAACAGATCATCAAAGACTGTACTAATATTACAGTTCCTATTGATTCTTTGCCAACGTTTGACATTGAATACATCTTCTTGAAGATTCGTTCTAAGTCTGTTGGTGAATCATCTAAGGTTCTTCTGACTGCACCCGACGATGGTGAAACTGAAGTGCAAGTTGAGATCAATCTTGCTGCAATTGAAATCTCAGAAGATGATGAGCACGATAAGACTATCAAACTATCTGATACTATGGGTATGGTTATGAGGTATCCTTCCTTGGACACCTTTGTCAAGATGAATATTACTGGTGATGATGAGCGAGACGAGATCACTCAAGTCTTTGACCTTGCATCTGATTGTATTGATAACATTTATGATGAGAATCAAGTCTATCCTGGTTCTGATTCTACCAAGCAAGAAAAGATTGAGTTTCTTGAGCAACTGACTTCTGAACAGTTTCAGAAGGTACAAAAGTTCTTTGAAACCATGCCTAAACTGATGCATGACGTTGAAGTTGTCAACCCCAATACTAATGTGACTTCTACGGTGACCCTGGAGGGACTAGCGTCTTTTTTCGGGTAGCGTTGTTACATAATAGTCTAAAAAACTATTATGAAACTAACTTCGCGCTAGTACAATATCATAAATGGTCTCTTGACTGTATAGAAAATATGATTCCTTGGGAACGTGATATTTATATCCAGATGCTCATGGAATATTTGAAGGAGGAAGAACGTCGTTATAAGGAACAATCACGCGGACGATAATGGCAAAGCTAGGTTACAAATTTGTAAACCCAAGTCTTACTTCCAAGGATAAGGAGACCTTGAAGTCTAGTGGCGTGAAAACGCCGAACGCCAAAAAACTGCCTAGCGGTAAGATTGTTCTTGGCATCAATAGACTTGGTGCAGCAACGGATAGTATTTACAATTCAATCCGAGGACTGACATCTATTGAGGAAGTTCGTGCAATATCTCTAAGAAGTAAAGAGGTTGAAGAACGTAGAGCAGATAGAGACAGACAACTTGACCAAAAAGAAGCAAGTCAAGAGCGTGGTGCTGCAGTCAAACCTATAGATGAAAAGAAAGTTGGTAAGGAAGTAGGGAAGAAGGATAAGAAACTAAAGAAGAAAGGTAGTTTTTTGCAGCAATTGCTGACACCTATCTGGAATCTGATATCACCATTCATCAAGTTTGCTGCCATTATTGGCATCATGAAATGGTTTTCAGATGAAAAAAATCAAGAAAAAGTAAAGAAACTTGTAGAGTTTACCAAAGTAATCTTTGATTTCCTATGGAAATGGGGTACATTTGGTGTAACTAATCTTATGGACGGTCTAGCAGGACTGTTCGGTGGTATTAGTAAGATCATGAAGGGGGACCTGGGAGGGGTCTGGGAATCCATAATGGGATTCGGTCAACTTCTGGTAGGATTCCTTGCTCTCAAGGGTTTAGCGATGTTCCTGAACCCATTCAGTTTGATGGGTGGTATCCTAGATCTTCTAGGAATGATGTCATCAGATGATGGTGGTGGTTTAGATCGTAGTAAACCTGATGCAGATGGACCAAACAAACCTGGCAACAAACTAAAAAATAAGACTTGGTTAGGAAAACTAAGACAAAGAGTTAGGATCATGTTCAAGCGTCTGAAAGGACGTTGGTTGAAGAAAGTTTTACTTGTATTCAGTATTGTTGGCACATTCATTAGTGATCTTGCAGCAAAGATTGCTAGATGGGGTGCAAACTTTTTCAAAAATGTAGTCAAACCTAAGATTGCAAAGGCAGTTGCAGCTGCAGTTGAGGCATTCAAGAACAGTTTGCCGCCTAGTGTACTAAAACGATTGACAGATGGATTAGATGTCATCAAAAAGGGTGGTGAAGGATTACTCACCCGTGCTGATGAACTCACAAAACCACTACAAAATGCTGGTAAAAAGGCATTTGATATAGTAGAAGGATTTAGAGCAGATCCTAGGCAAGCATTATCAGAAACTAGAGACGCGGCAAGGAAAAGATTTATTGATCCTGTTGCCCAAGGTGGTAGTGATCTCCTAAAGTGGTTTTCTAATACCAAGTTCGGTCAGAAAGTTGGGCAGGGAATTGATGTTGCTAAGGGTGCATGGGACATCACTAGTGAATTCGCCATTGACAAATACAAAAGTTATAAGGAGGGTCTAGAGAGTTTCCTGAAGGGAATACAAGAATTCCCACAAACAGTTTCTACTAACTGGAATAAACTAAGTGATAATATTACAAACCTTGCTGCAAAAGGAAAAGAGTTTGTTGTTGATAAATTTCTAGCACCACTGAAGGCTACTGCAAAAGATCTAATTGAAGGGAACCCTGTTACCAAGTTCTTTATTGATAAATTCAAAGGTAAGGCAGGAAAAGAAGGTGGAGAAGGTCTCTTCAAGAAGTTTGTAAATATAGCAAAACCTGCAGTCCAAGGTACAAAGAACGCTCTTGATGCAGCGCCATTCAAAATTGGTCCTCTAGACATTATTGTCGAGACATTGTTTGCTGCAATGGAATTGAAGGCGGGTCAAGATCCTCGTCGTGTTGCACTAAAACTTGCTGGTTCTATTGCAGGTTTGGTTGCTGGTACTGCTATCTTGGGTGCTATTGGTGCTGGTACTGGTGGTATTGGTGCTGCTATCCTTGCTGGTGTTGTCACTGGTGCTACACAATGGGGTGGAGAATGGTTAGCAGATAAACTTGCTGATGTTATTGGCATTCCCAAACAAGATGTATCATTTATGGATGCATTCAATGTGGATGAGAAAAAACTAAATGCTGCAACTCCAGAGGATGATGTACCAGAGAGATCTGCAGGTGGTTTAGTTCGTAATGTGAAGATGTCTATGGGTGGATCTGTACTTGATCCTACCAAGACTGGTTCTTCTAACTTGGTAGTATGGCAAGCAGCACAGAAAGCAAGGACAGAAGCAAGGGCAGAAGGTCTTTCCCATGCAGAAGTTGAAAAACGAGTTGTTGCTGCATCTGAAGCAGCACTCCTAAAGCAGCAACCTGTTCATAAAAGAACATCCGAGACAGTTGAGAAGCAGAAGGACTTAGATAAAAAAGCAAGTCCTCCACCTCCAACTGAAATTGGTATGAAGGTATTGAAAGCAGCAGATCCTACTGGTGGTGCTGCAACTATATTACTGGGAGTAATGAAATCATTGTTCCCTAATGCTCTAACACCTCCTACACCACCAGCACCAGATAAATCAGCCGCTTCTACCACTGACAGTGATTCAGGTAATAGTATTAGTAGTGGAGGTGGATATACAGGTGATCCTGGAACATTAGCAGTCAATGGTAGTGTCACTGCAAAAGGTGTTGACATTTCTAAAAAGATTATGAGTGACACTGGTGCTACTAAACAAGCAGCAGCTGCGATCTCTGGTAACATGGCACATGAATCTGCTGGATTTATACCTGGTATCAGAGAAGGTGGACCTTTTGGTAAGAACAGTAAACCATGGCCTCAAGGTACAGTTAGAAAGGGATATGGATGGGCACAGTGGACTAACTCTGCACCTGGTGATAGATATGATAAGTTCATCGCTTCTTATGGTGGTGACTATAATAAGATCCCAAGTAATGCAGACAACTACAAGTTCCTGATGTCTGAGTTGATGGCAGGTAACGGTGGATTTATCAAGAAAGGTACTGGCACATCTGGATCTTGGGGAGAGTTCAAGAAAAAGACTGACGTTGCAAATGCTACAGTAGATTTCCGTAAAACCTGGGAACGTGCAGGTGTAGCACATGATGGACCTAGAATAAAATATGCTAAGAGTTTCTTAGCAAAAATGTCTGGTGGTGGTAGAGTAAATAGTATTGCTAAAGCATCTCAGTCTGTTGCTGCTATTCATGAGAAGGAAGAGGAAGATTTGGTAGTCATTCCAATACCAAAGGTCATTCCAATGCCAATAAATAGAACACGGGGCACCAGAGTAATTGCTACAGTTACTGGAAAGGCCGATCACTCAATCAGGTTTGAGAATTATTGATGGCAGATCAAAAAGTCAATAAGGAAAAGCGTAAGCAAAAGATCAATTTCTACAAATTTGTAGGAAGGGTTGAAAGTCAACCTGGAATAGTTTCGGTAGGTAATGATAAAGTTGTTGAAGGTCTCAATAACTTAGGCACTTCTGTCAATGCTATTGCTTCTGAGTTTGAAAAGTTCAAAAATATATCTGCACAGAACTTTCTAAAACAGCAGAAAATTGAAAAGGATAATCAGAGAAGAGATAAACCTGGAGTACAGAAAAAGAAAAGAGATCCATTCGGTGGTATGGTTCTCGGTGGTATTGCAGCACTAGTAGCAAAGGGTGCTGGTAGTATCCTAGATCTACTCGGTGGGTTGTTCAAATTATTTGTTCTAGTTCCACTGATGAAGTGGATGAGCAAGGAAGAGAATCGTGAGAAGTTACAAAAAATTATTGCAGGTATCATTGGTGTAGGTAAGTTCCTATTCAATGTGACTACGGGTATCGTAATGACTACCCTAGATTTGATTGCTAAGTTTACTGAGATGCCTTTCTGGAAGGAGATCCTGAAGGGTGGATTGTTCTTGATTGCATTAGGAACAGGATTCTTAGCATTCAAGAAACTATTTGGCGGCAAGGCGATCAAGTTCGTCGTCAAGATGGTCTTCAAAGTATTCAAAGGTTTCTTCAAATCTTTGGTGTGGTTTAGTAAGAAGTTACTAAAACTTGCTACTTCTAAAGGACTGAGAAGAGGATTAGGTAAACTATTTGGTAGTAAAGCTGGTAAGGCATTGCTATTCAGTGGTGCTATCGTTGGCACTGGTATGGCATTAGATGCCATGAATAATGATGGTGTCACTGGTAAGGATCTGCAACAGGCAGAAGAAGATCTAACTGATCAGGAAGATGAGCAGGAAAGTGAGATTGCAGGTCTTAGTCCTGAGATACAATCAAAATTAGATCAACTAACATCAGCGTTTGGACTTGCCACAACTGCTGCAGCAGGAGATACGCGAGCGGGTGGACCAGCAGAAAGTGTTGGCACTACACAAGAACCAACTGCACCAACAGGACAGAATGCAGGAAGTCCTCAACCTGCTCCAGAACCA